TCAGATGATTATGAATACAACCTGGTGGATTACCGTCGTGATGCATCCTTGACATATACGCCGTTAACCAAATGGAATGAAGTGGGTGCTAAGCCAGTAACTGATATCCGTACCATGCTTGAGCGTCAATTGGCGGCTGATGGTGGCGAAGCTAAGCTGTCTGTTATGTCTGGTTTGGTTTGGGCGGCTCTCTGGAACAATGAAGAATTCAAAAAAGAATTCATCACGCCGTATGCCGGTATTTCTGTTCCAGTGAATCCAAGTTTTGGTGTTAAGGAATCAGCGACCTTCAAAGGTACTTTTGATGGAATCGAATTCTGGGTATATGACGCAACCTACCGTAACAAAGGTCAGGTGAAGCGCTTTATTCCTAAGGATTACTTCTCACTGATCTCTGATACCAATGGTTCGGTAGCTCACTGTAAGATTAAAAACATGCTGGCCAACGGCGTGGCTCTGCAGTACTTTGACCGTCAATGGTACTGCGAAGATCCAAGCGGCATTATGCTGATGACTGAATCTGCTCCACTGGTTGTGCCGTCTAATAAGAACGGTGTGGTTGGTGGTACTGGCTTTATCACCCTATAAGGAGCAAGACATGCCGAAGTACACAGCAAAACAATCCATCGGGCATTTTATGCCAGGTGAAGAAATCAAAGGGCTTGAAGCTAAACAACTTCAGGCCCTTTTAGCATCTGGGGCTATTGAAGAATATCAAGAGCCGGAAGAACCTAAGGCAGATGGTACCGCTGCACGTTTAGCTGAACTTGAAAAAGCCAATGCTGAACTAACCGCAGCAAATAAAACCTTAACTGAGACCAATCAGGCAGTAGTTGCGGACAAGGCTAAAGCCGAGCAAGAAATTGCTGAGCTCAAAGCCAAGGTGGCTGAACTTGAAAAGGCGAAGCCTGCTGCAAAACCCAAAGCAGACTCAAAACCTGCCGACGAAACCAAGTAGGTGATCTATGTATGCAACTGAAGCAGATTTGGTTGCACGATTTGGTGATGAGATTGAAAATCTGAAAACGATGCTTCCTTCTCAGTCTTCAGTAACTGATGCAATCCAAGATGCAACAGAGGAAATTAACGGTCATATTGGTGGTCGTTATCCTTTGCCGCTACCCAATGTGCCCAGTAATTTAAAGCGTATGGCGTGTGACATCGCACGCTATCGTCTTTACTTCCAGCAGCCCATCGAGGAGGCTCGGAAGCGTTATGAGGATGCAATCGCATTCTTAAAGCGAGTTGCTGACAATAAGGCGCATTTGCAGATCCAGTTACCTGAAACCAATCAGATCGTGGATGACCAACCAAAAGGACGACCATCAACGGCGCCAGTAGGTACTTCATATACCGGTGGTGTATTTGGAGATTCTATCCTGGACCAGATGCCTAGCTTGAAGTGAGGTGTGTGTGGCATTTGCAATCACGATTAAAGCTGATAGCTCACCCATTGAAGCAATCCTTACTCGCTTAAATCAGTTCGATGCTGATAAGTCAAAGATGTTTAACGACATTGGCGATAGCATGCTTCATGCGACAAGAGAGCGGTTTAGACATCAACGTGATGTTGATGGTAATCCATGGAAAGTGTCATGGCGTGCCCGTTTGCAAGGTGGGGAGACAGGACGTAATGATGGACATTTACTCAATGGTATGAGCTACAACGTTCTGAACAATGGCGTAGAGTGGGGTGCTAATCAAACCTATGCGCATGTTTTTCATTATGGCGCTCATATCACCCCTAAGAACGGTCAGTACATTACGTTTGCAGTGGCAGGACAATATCGAAAGGTAAAAGAAGTGAATATTCCTTCTCGCACTTTTCTTGGTATTAACTCAGAAGATGAGGCGACAGTCTTAGATATTGTTGGGAGTTTTATAGATGACTACATTCTTCGCGGTGCGTGATGAAATTGCCGACAAGTTGGGGGAGATTCCAGAACTACGGAAGATTTACACACCGCTTAATTCGGTAAACGTGACTGAAATGTCGCAGGTCACACCATCTGCCCATGTGAACTTTGTGCGTATCGACCTAAAAGACTCCAAGGGCAACAGCAAGTTGAATCAGATTGGTCAGCAATGGTCGGTTACGGTTGCATGCCGCAATGCGCAATCACAGTTAAATGATGGTAGTGCTGTGGCAGACGAGGCGGGAGCATTGACTGAAAAAGTCATTCAGCTTTTGGCGGGATGGAAGCCATCATCTTCACGTATCCCATTGCGGTTTTTGTCTGTACGTGATGGGTATAGCTCAAGCTTTGCATACATCACCATTATTTTTGAATCTGAAAAGTTTATCTAGGAGCCATACATGGCGAAACAATATAAAGCCTTAAAGCCTGTAGGTCGCTTTCAGGTTGGCGAATTGGTTGGTGGTCTGAATGAAGATCAGATCAAAAAATTAGTTGCTGATGGTGTCATTCAAGAAGTGAAAACCACAGCTGCAACAACAAAGAAAACTACGGGAGATGCTAAATAATGAGCACTCAATATATTTCGCTACAAGGTGAATTTTACTTATCTAAAATCACAAATGGCGTGGCAGGTGCAATGCGTCATCTGGGCAACGTACCAGAGTTTGAATTGGAAATCAGTGCTGAAGTGTTAGAGCATGTTGAATCGATGACAGGCAAGCGTACAACTGACTTCACGATGGTTCAGACTACATCGGTTAATTTCTCAGGTCAGCTTGAAAAAGTGGATAAAGAAAACCTGAAATACATTGTTTCTGGTGAAACCACCGAAGTGACCACTCAAACCATTACCGATGCAAATATTGGTACTGTGGTGGCAGGTCAAGAAATTAAGCTTGGCGGTTATAACTTGTCTACCGTGTCATTTAAAGATTCAACTAGCGGATCAGCGGTTACAGTAGATCCAACAAAGTACACAGTGGACTTAAAGTTTGGTACGGTTGTTTTTAACGATGTTTCAGACCTTACTATGCCACTTTTGGCAAGCTATACCACTGGTGCAGTAACGCATACGACACTGGCATCGGACTTTGAAACAGAATATGAGCTGTTTTTCAAAGGTATCAATACGGCTACTAATGAGCACATGGCGGTTCGTTTGTGGCGCACTAAGAAGTCACCTGAAACCACATTCCCATTGATTCACGAAGAATTAGGGCAATACTCTATTTCAGGTCAAGCGTTGTCTGATGTTTCAAAACAAAGTGACGCTGCGCTTGGGTTGTACGGTCATATCGTCATTATTCCGGCAGCTGTTACGCCGTAAGGCACATTACAGGCACAAAGAATCTATGACGCATAAGCGTCTTTTTTTTGTGCCTGTTTTGTGGCTTCATCTTTGATCTGGATAACTGCTTTATTGATGAGGCGTATAAGAAGATGAGTAAGAAATCAACAAGAGTTTGTTTCTTGCTCAAGACGTTGCTAAGAGTATGTTTGACGAAGATATATGGGAACAAAACGACACAAGTACTGACGAAACGATGATAATTCGTTATTGACGGTGATGTCACTATCAAATACTATGTCAATATATTATTAATCTAGGCGCTAATATTTAGGCGTCCAGTCATATCATATAGGTATAGCATATGAATCTAATTGCAAGAAAAGAGTATCCTGCTTTAGATTATATCTTATGGGATACTGCAGCTGAGGAAATTCCTGCTGAGAGAGCTTTTCATCTTTATGAAAAAAGATGGAAATATATTGATGCTGAACAATTAACTGGCAAAGAAAGACATCTGATTGATGAACTGACTCAGGTAATTGGTCATGGATTATTTTTGGCATCATAATTTAAATGCTTGAATTTACTCGTCCCCATCATAAACTAATTCAAAAAGCCTTAAAGAATTTTAATTCTGAATACCTAGATGAACATCGAATATTATTTGGTGGTGGTACTAGGATTGCTCTTGAATTAAATGAATATCGTGAATCTATAGATATCGATTTTATTTGCCCAGATAAAGAATCTTACCGGGCAGTTCGGGCGGTTGTAACTCCCAATAGTTTAGGTAACCTTGTAAAAAGTGAATTCGAGTATATTCGAGAAATTCGACTTGATCGGGATGGTACGCGCTGCTTTATTCGAATGGAAGATGTAGCTATTAAGCTAGAGTTTGTCTCTTTTGCTGATTATGAGATCGAAAAATATAATATAGATCAATTTGAAGTTCCCTCTATTGACCGTCAGTCATGTTTTTTAACGAAAATTCTAGCAAATGCAGATCGCTATAATGACAGGCCTTATAAAGATATATTTGATCTGTTGGCAATGTTTGAAAATTGGGGGGAGATATCAGAAGAAACTTGGTGTGCTGCAGACAATCACTATAGTTTTAAAGAGGTATTCAGGGGGCTTGAGATTGCTTGTAGTAAAATCGAAGAAAATCCTCAGAAATACCTGAACATAGCGTGCGATGAGTTGAAAATTGAGCAAATGCGCGCCAATCATATTGTTTATGAGGTTAATACTAAATTTGCTAAATATATTAAGCAGAAAAGAGAATTTTATATAAAATAAATTAAACCACCATCAAGGTGGTTTTTTAATGCCTAAGATTTAATTGAGACTCCATCATGAATGATTTTTTCTTAGCAGATAATCGCAGTATTCGGCTTGGTGATATTGAAGTTCGCCAGATTCAGGTGAAAAACTATGATCAGTGGCTTGGTTGTACTGCACAAATCAAAGTGTTTTTAGATAAGAAAGATCATTCAGATGAAGTTTTAACACAGCTGTTTTTGGCTCATCCGGTAGATGTTTTTAAAATGTGCCTGCTGGTGACTTCGATTGATGCGGATCAGTTAAAGAAACTGGCGGCTGATCAGTCTGAATTTATCAAGCTGCTGCGTACCATTGTGAGTGTGAACAGCGCAGGCCTTAAGGTAGAGCCAAAACCCAAGGGCAAGGCCGATCCTGATGCCAGTTGGTTTGATTCATTCCAGTTTTTAATCAGCTTGGGCCATCGGCATGAGGATATTATGAATATGTCCTATGGGGCGTTTCAGGCCTATTTGAAAGCCGGTCGAAAGAATTATATGAATGATGTCAGCTTAAGTGCTACCGCCGTGCGTGCTGCACAACATTCAGATAAAAAGGGTTTTGACAAGTTTAGAAAAGAGCTAAATAAACGGTGATTCATGCCGCATAATTTATTAATATTCTGAAAAATATTAAATAAACGGTGGGGTATGAAATATCTATTGATCGGCGCTTTAGTTATCGTTCTTGGTGCATTTTACTTCATGGATAAGAGCAACAAAGCGGATGCAGAGAGACTAAAGCAAGCTGAAATCGCACACCAGATGAAGCTTGAGCAGCAAAAAGCTGAAGAAATTGAAGCGCAGAACATTAAGTCAAAGAAAATTGAAGTTGACTCCAGGATTAGTGATTTGCAGGCAAATTATTCAATGGATTATCTCGATGCAAAACAGATCGTAGAATCCAAGAAAATGCCCCAAGAAGATAAGGTGTTTTATGCAAATCTAGCGGGAAAATGGGTGGATGCACTAAACGTTGCTGGCTCTACCTCCAGAGTCTCATTATCACAGCCCGTGAAAGATATGCAGGAAATCCGCAGACAGCTTAGAGATAAAACCACTGGCACACACTGCGAGTCAAGAATGAAGCAAGAGTTGCTTAAATCGTATGACTTTGCAATAGATGGTTTCTTAAACTTTATGCGTCAAAATGAAATTGCTTCCACTGCATTTATTGCTTTAAGTAAAGACTATCAAAAAAATGCAAATGCTTTACTTGATTACTGCTAGAGCAAAGAAAGTAACCAAAAGCCTTAACCCACTTCGGTGGGTTTTTTAATGCCTAAAATTTGAGGTCAGCATGTCAAAGAATTTAACTTTTAAGCTCGTCATGGATGCTGACACAAAGAATTTTGTCAGCAACGTAAAGCAATCTGAAAAGACAATCAATGAAGCTTTTAAGGCTATTAAAGATGGTAATGCAGAGTTTGTAGCTGATGCCAAGGCTGCCTCAGACGCACTATCAAACCTGGTCCCGACTGATACCAAACAAAAGGTTGGCCAGCTTGTTAGCGAGCTTCACAATGCAACGGCAGCATTGGATTCTTTGGGTGATGATGCCACAGTCAGTGCAGAGAATTTAAAACAGCTTGGGGATTATGGTGCTGCGGCACTGGAAAGCCTGCAGAATCATCTTAAACAAGCAAAACTGCACCTGAATTACCTTTCCGCTACCAATGCCACTCCTGAAGATATTGATAATGCTCAGCGTGAAGTAAAAGAGCTTGAGACTGGCGTTAAGCAGGTTAAAACAGCTTTTGATGCATATAAGACCACTGCTGATGCCGCAGCTGCAGCCAGCGCTGATGCATCAAAAGAAATAGGCGGGATTATTCCTAAGGGTTCAAGTGAGCTGGCTGAAGGTTTAACAAAATCATTATCCGGTGCCATCGAAATCATTAAAAATGCAGGGGAGAATGCAAAGTCTACAGCGAGTAACTTTACAGATTTTGGCAACAAGTCACATAAGGCTTTAGACCTATTAAAATCTGATTTAACAAGTGCAAAACAGAAGCTACAAGAGTTTGCAAATTCCAATGCATCACCTGCAGATATTGAAGTAGCAAAACGTCAGGTTGATCAACTTGAAAAAGAAGTACAGCAGGCAGATCAGGCGTTTAATGAATTTCAGGCAGAAGTCGGCAGAGCGAATACTCAACTTAAAGAAACAGATTCTGCAGCAGCATCTGCTAAAAAGGGGTTGGATGGCGCTAAGTTTGCAGTTAATGCACTTGTTGGCGCTATGGCTGCATTTGGTGTTGGGCTTGGCTTGCGTGAATTAGCAGAAGCCGCTGACGCTTACACTGGACTTTCTGCACGCATTCAGATTGCTACCAAAGAGGGTGGAAACTTTGAATCAGCAATGGCAGGAGTGCATCAGGTTGCCTTAGCCACTAATTCAAGTCTTCAGGCGACTGGTGACTTATTCACTCGTATTGACGCAGTTGGCAAAGAAATGGGAATGACGCAGCAACAAGCGTTAGACCTGACTAAGACCGTGACACAAGCAATTCAGATCGGAGGCGGTTCTGCTCAAGCCAGTGAAGCAGCAATTACCCAGTTTATTCAAGCCATGCAAGGCGGTGTGTTGCGTGGTGAAGAATTTAACTCAATCATGGAAAACGGCTATGGCTTAGCTGAGGCATTAGCTAAAGGCTTGGGAGTCACTACAGGTGAACTCCGAAAAATGGCTGAAAATGGAGAGCTAACTTCCGAACGTGTGGCAAAAGCACTGCAAAGCCAAGCTGCACAAGTCCAAGCAACTTATGACCAATTCCCAACAACGATTGGTAATGCGTTACAGCGAATTCAGACACGCTGGCAAACCCTGATTGGCACCATGGACCAAGCTAACGGGGCAAGTGCTACCGTTGCTGATTGGCTGGTGATGATTGCCGACAATATGGGAATTGTCGAGGTTTTGATTGAGGATCTGGGTGAAGGTTTTGTTTGGGTTGGGGATCAACTTAAAAAGATCGACCCTTCTGTTTGGGTGAGCCTGAAAGACGCTTTAAGCAGTGCATACGATGCGATTAAAGATGTTGTTTCAACATTATTTGATCTGGGCAAAACCGTTGCAGACATCTTAAGCACATCCTTAACTGCTGCATTATCAGTGTTCTCATCATTCACCGGAGAGGTGACAGAAGCTGGTGAGCAGGTCAGCGCTTTAGAGCGCATATTCCAGGGACTTTCGATTGCCTTTGGCTTTATTTCCGATGGTGCAACTGCAATCAAAATTGGTGTAAACCTGTTAACAGGTGCTTTCTTTGACCTGGCAGGTGCGGCAAATAGCGTACTTGCTGCTTTAACTTGGGGTGACGTAAGCAAGCAGTTTGCGGCCAATGCTGATTTGATGAAGCAAAAGGCTAAAGAATACTATGCTGAAGCCGATAAGGATGCACAAGACTTTCATTCTAAGGGCTTACAGCGTCTTGATGAAGCCTCTAAAACCCAAGCGGAAAAAGATGCTGAAACGGTCGCATCATCTAAAGCCAAGCTTGAACAACTTTTAGCAGATCAGACTGCCGAAGTTGAAGGCAAGAAAGTATCTGAGCAAGAAAAGCTAAAAGCAGTTCAGGCTTATGCTGAGGCATCGATTAAAGCCAATGGTGGTGTCATGGATGGCACCATGCAAGCCGAACTCATGACGAAAGGTTACATCGTCACAATGAATGAGGCTGGCAAGGTCAGTGTTGAAGCTTGGGATGTGGCTGCTGAAGGTGCTGAAAGAAATGCCAATATGGCAGACAAGGCGCGTAAAGCAGCCGCAGCATTGGGTTTGGATTTAGACGTTTCACTCAACCGCGTTTCAGCCAAATTCAAAGAATCAGAGGGGCAGCTCAACAACTTTACATCGGGACTGAAAGATCTGGGTGTTGAAGGAAAAGAGGCTGGTGAGGTCACTTATCAGGCATGGCTGAAATGGTTAGAAACAGCTAAAAGCCAAGCTGAAATTGATATGGCTAAAGCCAAGCTTGAGCAGTTTGGTGAACAAGGCAAACTATCAACTTCGCAAGTCGAACAAGGTTTGATTGCAGTTAAGAATCAAGCACAAGGTCTGCCAGATGATATTGATCCTGTAACGGCTGCTTTTAAGCGATTAGGGATTGAGACCAAAGAGAATCTTAAACTTTCTGTGCAACAAGCATTAATGGATTACATCACTATCCGTGATAGTGGTCAGGCTACTGCTGAAGGCATCCAAAAGGCTTATGAGAAAGCAGCACAAGCGGCTGCCTTATCAGGTGATCAAGCAGTAATTGCATCGGCTAATGCTGCAGGTGCAGGTCGTGATCTGCGCGTCGAAATCGACGACACCGGTAAAGCCTCTGTCAAAGCCATGGATGAACTGACCGAAGCCAACCACCGCGTACGTGAATCAGCACGCCGTATTGGTGATGGTTATCGTGAAGCGGGGCAGATTGCACGCGAAGAAGCCAACGCTGCTCAACAGGCATGGAATAAGGCCGTTGAAGAGTCAGCCAGAAAATGGGATGCCGAAATGAAACGCCAAGGCGAAGGCCTAAGCGCTGCCATTTCAGGCTATGAGTCATATTCTAAAAATGACGTCATCGCCCAGATCAAGAGCATGGGGTATAGCGATTCCGAGGCCAAAAAACTGGCCGGGTCTATTTGGTCCCAAGGCTTGAGTGCGGACCGTGATGCTAAATTTGCCGCATACGGTAAAGGCGGCAACCTGGCAATGAATAAGCTCATTGAGCAGGAGTTTAATAACGCCGCAGCAAAAGGTCTGACNACNCAANACGGTACCAACAAGATTAATGAATTNCTTCGTAATCTTGATGTNAGAAGCACTGGCAGCGTACCAAAGGTGAATGACTATGCACCAAGCATCCCTCAACCAAACTTCCGTGATGTTGACACCACACCAACCAAAAACGTGCGCTTTGAGTTTGTATCAGGCGGCAAACGCTTTGAAATGCAAGGCTCACAGGAAGATGGAGACACAATGGAAAGCATCTTGCGTGAATTTGAAATGCTGAAAAAGGCAATGTGATGAAATTAATACGCTTAGCAACATCCGAAACCGTCTCACTAGAAGACGGTTTTTTATGGTCTGANGAATTTGAATGGAAGCCAAAAGAGCAAACNGTGGAACGTGCCATTAGTGGTGCGGCCATTATTCAGGAAGGCATCAAAGTCGGTGCTCGACCTATCACTTTAACGCCCGACAGCAACCGTGGNTGGGCAAAGTTAAGTGANGTNCGCAAGCTNCANGAATGGTCGGCTTTAAGCGAGAANTTCCGCTTGCAGTTTGAATGGCCACATGACAATCGGCAATTTGATGTGATTTTTAATCATCAAGATACAGCACTGGAAGCGGTNAGCGTNTGGGGTTCACCAGCGACCAGTTCAGATGAAATGATGCGTTTAACGCTAAGNTTTTGGAGCGAATAATGGCGATAGAAACAAAAGACTTGGTGCTCTATAAATCAGAGCGATTAACTGACACAGACGATGGTGGCGGCAAGTATTCAGGTCAGGTCATCGTGGATGGGCAAAGTAATAACTTGTTCAATGACGTGTCGGAGATGGATCGAACCATGGGCGATGTGTCTATGCGTAAAATCTTTCT